CTGTTGAAGACCACTTAGCTGGGCAGCTTGAGAGACGATCGGCTGAAGTCCCAAAGCGGACTGGATATTCGCAATGTTCTGTTGCTGGGTACCCTGACGTTGCTGCTGCGAAGCCATCTGGCCTGCAAAGCTTTGTTGCGCCGCAGTGTTCCGCTGGCCGGTGGCCGCAAGGATGTTCTGGAAGGCTTCCTGAGATTGGCGATTGGCGACATCACTGCTGGTCTGACCGCTCTGAAGTAGGCCAATAGCTTGCTGCCGGCGTTGGACATCGGCGTTGGAGATTGCTTCATTCACGGCGCGGGCTTCGCGAAATGCCGAAAGGTTGCCAAGGAGATTACCAGTGGAAGTTCCGCGGGCGCGAGCAGCCTGTTCCGCACCTCGGATCATGGCCGGATCAAGCGTACCGGCTTGAGCGAGACCGGCACTGATTTGGCGTTCAAGGTTGCTACGGATTCTTGCAGCCTCACCAGTGTCTTGAGGACCACCCGGCATGCCTACGCGCTCGTAGGAAGGGGCAGCGATGCCTTCCTCGGAAATTGGGCGAGAACCTATATCCTTCAGGAACTGGGCGTAGAGACCCGGCTGACCTGGCTGACCATCTTTAGCTGCTGTTCCATAACGCTCAGGATCAAGAGCTTGAAGTTCAGCACGACGTTGTTCAGCGAACTGAGTGCCGTATTCCTGAGAGGCTTCAAGTTGACGTTGAGCTTGAATCGGGACCAAGTCAGCCAACGCTTGGCCGATAGCTTTAGTCTGAGCAACATCAGATGTTTTGCTGAAATCAATGTCCTTGAATTGGCCTGTTTCTTTTCCATCTTTATAGATTGGAACCGTAACAATACCTCCAATTCGTGATGCCGCCTCGATCTGCCGTTGAAGCGGAAAGGTTTCGATTGAAGCCATGACGGCCTCACGGTTTGCCGCCGCCAAGTCTGGTGCTTTATATGTTCCGCCCATAAGAAATCCTCTTGTTCATCAGCAGTTTGAAGTACCTATCGAAATCGTACAAACGGGAAATGCCTTTTCTAAAACCACCCAGCTTGGTGACGTTTTTAGAGCATAACCGCATCATGGCCAACCAAAGGGTTTGAACCGCATGCGGCTCAGTGCCAATGGCAATCTCGATCCACGCGATGTGACCGTCTGGGAAGTTGTTGTTGAGATCCTCGGATTCCTCGATGGAGTTCAGGAACCGAACAGCTCCCACCCCGACGCACTTTCCTTCCTCGTTCTTCACAATGCCAATCAGCTTCTTGGCGTTGAAGATCCCGATCCAGTTGAGGATTTGATCCTCAGTCCATGACGAGCAAGTTGGCCAATGCTCTCGCAGTAGCTTGGCCGCTTCAATGTTTGTTGGATGTGCGGTCATTGCTGAGGACGCACAGAATCGACGAATCCGGAGAGAATGGTGGATTGCAGAGACAAGCGACCAGCGTCTGTGGTTACCTTGAATTGCAAAGTATTCCAGCGGCCTTGGCTGATCAGGTTGTAAGCCTTCAGGAACTTCTGGCTTGAGGTGATCGCCAGCGCGGAATCGAGAGTCACGAATGTGTCCGACATATCCTTGGCCAACGACACTGCGGCAGTCGTGGTGGCGGTAGTGTACGGGTTATCGAAGGCGAACTGAACGCTGTACCCGATCTTGTCAGGGATAGGTTCGTTGAGGTTGTAAGCCTTGGTGATCACCGTGGATTCGTAATTCGCGCCACCATCGGTGTATGCGGAGCTTGAGACCGGCGACAACCGGGTGTTCGGGAGGTAATCGTTGAATGACCAGACCTGGCCCGCTCCCGCTGACACCGAGATGATATCGCCGGCAAACATGAGGACGGGTCCAAATGTTGAGAACGAAGTTGGAATGAAATCGTTTACGATCCAGTTGTCCCAATATCCAAGCCAAGAGCGGGCCAATGAGTGGTACACGATGACCGCGTTGTTCTCGTTGAGCGCACCTTCGAGGGCGATATCGAGGCTGTTCTCGGTCAGGAGCGCGTACTCGGTTTCGATTCCGAGGATCGCTGGTTCCTCGGTAACGAACGGAACCGCCAACAGATATCGGTTGTTCCAGAATACACCGTCGCAGAGGTCGAGCTTGGTCTTGTCGATGCGACTGATGAGGTCGTTGATCGGGCTGGAGAGCGCGAGACCTACGCTAGTCTGGGTACCGGCTTGGATCTGCTGGAGAGATCGGACGCCATCTCGGGATAGGAAGAATACGTCAGGACCAACCGCGGTAATGGACCGGTGCGATGAGCAGCCGATATTGCCGCTGATGAGTGATATGGTCCAATCGGCAGCATCCTGCGTAGGATCGGCATTTACGCTCCAAATAGAGCGTTCCTTGAAGACGATGAGTTGATAGCCGAACCAAGAGTAGAGTCCCTTGATGGGATCGCCATCGCCACCGATCCGAAGAGACCCGAGAGGATCCCAAGATTCTCCATCGAGGATATCCGAGAAGTAAAGGGTATCGGGCTGGATGGATGTATCCGCGGAAACTGCGAATAACCGATTGGTGTGGGTGGTGAGATAGATTGGCTTTGCAGGAGGCGTGAGCGATACAAAAGCTACGGCATGGGCACCGCCGCCACCGCTTATGCTTACGGAAGGAGCGGTCGTATAGCCGCTTCCAGGATTTGTGATCGTTACAAAAACAAGGTTACCATCGTTGGCAACAACCGCGGTTGCGGTGGCCGTTACACCGCTGGGAGGAGCAGCAATGGTTACCGTGGGAACGGCTGACAGGTTCGATCCCTGATTGATGACATCGATACGGCTGATCTTGCCGGCTGTGGTGGAGCTGTTGAGGTTCGCGCTTGAGACGTATTTAAGCGTTCCGAGACCGTCCGAATAAAACAATTTGTCATTTAATTGAGCAAAATAGACGTAGGAAGCGGAAGCGTTGAGCGTTGAACCCGAGATCAGGTTGTAGGAAACGCCGGGTGATCCGTAGTAGAGGCTCTTGGTGGAGGTGCTAAGGTCATTAACAGCGATGACGAGGCGTTCGGATGCGGCTGTATCGAAGTAAAAACCGGACAATACCGTCGCGTTAATGGGAAGATTGCTGCCGAAGTTGGAAGTCGTTGACTCCCAGTTGGTGATAATATCCTCCCAGTTGGCGGTGATGCTGTTGCCTGCCAGTGAAACGGCTCCTAGACGAGTGACGAGATTGCCGAAGTCGTCATAGTCCATGTTGATGGCCGATTCCATGCTTGTTGCAGGAATGCCATCGGGACGAGTGGCTGAAATTACGCCCGTTGAAAACCCAGTGCTTCCATCCAGAAGCATCTGGTCATCGAGAGCATCTGAGGATTGGAATGGCATGGCGGATTACAGGATGTCTTGGAACGTGTAATCGTACAAGCTATCTGGGATGATGCGGCTGATTTGCTGTTGTTGGCCGCGTTCCATGTCTTTCATGATGGCGACCTGAGCGGCTCCTTCTTGGAACTTGGCTTGGGCTTTACCGTACTGCCGAGAGTATTCGAGGAGATCGCCTTCAGTGTAGGCCATTAGAGCGTTCTCTACGCCTCGCAACTCAAAGTTGGTATCGTTGGAGATGGTCACCGCCTCACCGAACTGCCGCATCTGCGACTGTTTCTTGGCGAGGATGAACAGGGTGCCATCGGCATTGGGCGTGGGAACGAGCTTGATGCGCGGAACACCGGCCTCGCCATAAGCTCCACCGATCAATCGGGTCCAGTTAACAAAGTTGCCGGGGGTGGCTTTACGGCTATCGACGTTGTTCCAGGTGTTGGGATCGAGCTGGAAGAACGAGACCCATTCAGCGGCGGGCACTTCGATGCCATCGGTATCTCCGGTGACCGTGAAGCGGATGGCTACGGGAAAGTCGATGAAGGTATTGTAACCGGTCCCTGAAGCGTAAGCGGAGGTGACGTAATCGGAGAGGGTGACGATCTCAGTTCCGGCGGTGACCGGATGAGAGATAATGCCGAGGGTATCGTTCCACAGGCAGGAATCCCAGATCATCGAGTAGCGGCGGATACAGAACTTCTTGGCCAACGCGATGGTGGCCGAGTCTGTGAACGACAGCTTATCGCAAGCCGCCTGAGCCGCTTCGGAGGGTTTCATGCGAAGTATTCTTGCAGTGTCATTGAGGAAGTAGTGGTAAAACTAGATCCACCATTTATTGCGTAGTTTAGATACACGCTTGTTGCGCTAAGAGGGCTGAATATGTTGATTTTATAAGTAACAGCACTTGAGCTACTAGGAGAATCTAAGAACTCAATTTTAGTGTTGTTAACTGCGTTGACTTCGCCGTCTTCATAGCTTCCTGAAGCTATACCTTTTTGACCCGCTCCAACAGAAGTTCCAATCTCAGTTCCATTTCTAGTAAGCCTAAACAGAATAAATTGAGAAGCGTTTGTTATGCACGAATAGTTAAGAACTATGCTTACTAAAACTTTTGAAGTGGCCGATCTTGGAGTTATTGTTTTTGTTACAGTTCCAATTTCCGTTCCAGGAGCAGTCAAACTACCAAGATAAGTATATCTGTCATCGGATACTTGTTGAACGCACTGAGGAGCGTTTGAAGCATTGATTCCTATTGATCCAGCAGTAACTACCTTAACCTTGCCAGAATCGCTTGCGTCAGCAATTAGGACTTTGTCGTTAGAAATATCAACCGTAACAGTTGATATGTTTGGAGCCGTAATGTTGTCCGAATTAAGTGTCAGCGTGTCGGTGCCTGCATTTCCAAGAGTGGTGTTACCATTGGCTGCAAGATTTCCTGCAACCGTCAGTCCACCGAGGGTTGTCGCTCCAGTAACATCGAGTGTTCCGCCGATAGTTGAGTCACCAAGGTTGTCAAGTTCAGCAACCGTGGTAAGTCCGCTAACATTTAGCGTTGAGATATTTGCAGTGCTTGCACCTACAGTTCCCAACGTGGTCGCTCCGGTGACCATGAGAGTAGTTCCAACAGTGGCCGCTCCAGTAACACCGAGTGTTCCAGCAATTACCGTATTTCCGCTGGCTGCTGCAACCGTGAATTTGTTGGTATTGACCGCAAAATTGCCGGTTACCCCGGTGGCACCGGTCAGTGTGGATGTTCCAGTGACCGCGAGGTTTCCTGGGACCGTGAGATTGCCGGTGAGCGTGGTTGCTCCGGTAACATTGAGCGCACCGCCTATGGTTGCTGCACCGCTTGTAATGAGACTTGAGAGGTTGGTAGCCCCGGTGACAGCCAAAGTACCCGCAACAGCCGTGTTGCCGCTTGCAGCAGCCACTGTGAGCTTGTTAGTGGCTACGCTGAAGTCTCCGGTAGTATTGACTGCGACGTTGGAGATCTGGAGTGCGGAGTCATTGCCGCTGCCGTCGCTGATGGCTTTGAGCGATGCGCCTACGGTGGAGTTGTCGGAGTTCTTGAGTAGGCCA